TCTCCGGATCCATTTGTACAACCTTTTATCTGGAATGCCCAGGTCTTTCACCACATCTCGCACCGCAAACATTATTTCCTCCGCGAAAGTGTTACTTTTTATCGGCGATCCCCTATAATATCACTGTTATACCGAGCTAGAAACATTACATGTCCGCTAAAATTATACCCATCAGAAAATATATTCCCCAGCCTTTACCACAACCGGCGCTTAAGGCCCGGATTATATCGCTCCCAGTGCGCAGATCCCCCTCTCATCTTCCCCCACCTTTTCCTATGAGCAAGAAATGAGACGCTTCTGGGATAAAGTACAAATCGGGGGACTTGATGAATGCTGGGAGTGGGCAGCCGCACTGAATAAGGGTGGATATGGAGTGTTCGGGACTAACCACGACTATGGTACTCAGCTATCTCATCGTATAGCCTATATACTTACACATGGGAAAATACCCCAGGGAATTCTAATACTTCATTCCTGTGACAATCGTAGTTGTTGTAATCCTATTCACCTTTTCCAAGGTTCACACAAAGACAACACCCAGGATATGTGGAACAAGGGTAGATCGGGAAGAAACAAAGTAACTCCACGTCAGGCTTTACTCATACGGTCAGATACACGACCCCCAATGATTATTGCTAAAGAGCACGGAATAACCCTAAATATGGTATACAAAATCAAATCACATCACTCTTGGAGCCAAGTATCATGATTATCTTAGAAGGAATGGATGCTACGGGTAAGACCACACTAATTCACAAGTTAGCCTCAGAGTTCAACCTCCCCATCATTAAGTCCTACAAGCCCAAGAATATGGACGACATAAAGGAATTTCATGCTTATGCCATCATGTCACCCCGTACCCCACTTCTTGACCGTCACCCTGCCATTTCCGATCTTGTCTACGGCCCCATCTGCAGGGGTCAGACTCCCTCCAATATAGAACTGGCGATACACTGTACCGAGAATAAATTCCTGGTATACTGTGATCCGGGTTATTCAGCGATCCTGGACACCCTAAACAACGAGGAGCAAATGGTGGGGGTGCATACTTACTCTCATGAACTTTACCAGTCTTACCATGAACTAATGGAGCAATTGTCACCCAATTTTATCTATGACTGGCGTAATCCCCGATCATTGTCTGCCCTTATCACTAACCTCACCCATTACTTAGCGAGAAAACCATGAAAGAAATTTTTGAAAAGCAAAACGAGCTGGCTGAGAAGTTTCATCAAATTGAAAAAGCCAACGGTTACGAACCACTGGCCTACCCCGTGGACCTGCAGTCCCGTGCTGGCCAGGACCGTATGCGTATGTTCTACGCCTTCTTCTGCGAGGAAGTGGCTGAAGCCAATGCGGCTTCCGACGAGGAATTCCCGATGGAGCTGTCGGACATCCTGCACTTCGCCACCGAAATCGCTCTCATGGCCGGCGTCACGTCATCCGACGTGGAGTTCCATGCGAAGATGGACTCCATGGATTCCGTTCCGTCGGAGTACGGCATTCTGGACGTGCTCTGCAATATGGGCATGGCCATGAACCAGATGAAGGCCAAACCCTGGAAGAACCAGGTGAAGCCCACCGACGAAGCGGCCCTCAAGTCGTACGTCTCTCGGGCCATCCATGAACTCAACTGCGTCATCCGTGGATTCGATTTGGATCCAAAAGAGCTTTACTTCATGAAACATCAGGTGAACGAACAACGCATCGCTGACGGCGTATAGTCATTTACAGGGTTAGCCCTTCAGGGTATAATGAATTGTCACTTATCCATAAGGGCTAACCCAAATGTCTGTCACCATCGAAACACTCCTGGCCAAAGGCCTCTTAGCAACTCTGCCTCAGAACGAGCAGGAGGAGGTCAATCGCTGCGTTCATCAGCTCAAGCAGGTCATCAGCACCGTTGACAAATCGCTGGCGGGTGTGGCCTTCCTCAACTTTACTGCGGACTTCCTGGAGGGGGTGAAAAAAGATGAACGTCTTCATTCTGGACACTAACCCCGTCCTCGCCGCACAATACCAAGCGGATAAGCATGTAGTAAAACAAGTGCTGGAGTCGGCTCAGATTCTGTCCACTGTCTGCGGCGGGCCGTACAAACCCACGCACCAAAATCATCCCTGCGTGCTCTGGGCTGGCCGCAACCGTGTCAACTTCGCCTGGCTTCACCGCCATGCTCGCGCACTCTGCGAGGAGTACACTCTCCGCTACGGCCGCATCCATCGCTGCCAGCCGGTCATCGAAGCTGCACGAGTTCCTCGGTCATTACCAATCGGCATCACCGAATTCGTCCAGTGCATGCCTGAGCAGTTCCGGGACAAAGACCCCGTGCAAGCATACCGCAAGTACTACCACTCCAAAAGCTTTGCGCAGTGGAACCGCGGTCGGCCGGCCCCTTATTGGTGGAACCAAGAATGAAAGATGAAGATTACGCATTCGAAACCCAGCGCCAGAAGCGGCTTGATGAGAACTGGTTCAAGCTGGAAGCCCTTCTAGCGTTCAAAGTGGAGTTAGAGAGGCTCTCTCACCATGAAGAGTCCGCCCATCGGTATGGCTTCCTCTGCACCGCATTGCAAAGGATACTGCTTCCGGTAGAGCAGCGGGACTTCATAAAGGGGCTAATCGACAGTGCCCTGGGTGGGGCCTCAATCCTGCCTACGGATCTGCCCTTTGGAGGGGACTACTTGGGGAATCCACCAATGTTCGAAGCCATCAACCATGCATATCGCTTGGGTATGGTGGATCAATGGATTACTAACCAAAAGGAGAAGTGAAATGGAAGAAGTCAAGACCAAGGCGAAACGCACCCCGGAACAGCAGGCTACCCATGACAAGGAAATGGCAGAGCGAGTAAAGGTGCTGTATGCCGTTGCTCCGAAGGAAGTCCATGCGCAGGCGGCATTCTGCCTTGCCGATATGGTTCGTGCTGTCATCGAGGGCCGTCTCAAGCCGGAAGACATCCCGCCCACGCTGGAAGAACTGCTGGTCATCACCTACGTCGCTGTCTCCCGCAAGATGCTTGAGCAGAAGTTCAAGGAGATGTTCGATGGCCAACACTAAGCCCAAGATCGGTAGCTGCTCGGGGGTTCACCGCCCCGAGCGGTATTCCCGCCAAGATCGCTGGCCGGACATACCCTTCTTAGAACCCGAGCCGCCCAAGGATGGACTGTTGGTGCTGTGGGGGGTGTGCACGGCGCTGGCACTGCTGTTGTCCGCCTATCTGATTTGGGGGCCGAAATGAAGTTCAACCTCCCCCTGGAACCTGAAGCTATGGACTCATCAGAGCTCCTGGTAGGTAACGTCTACAAGTGCAAGGGTGGAGGCAAAACTTCGTTCTGGATCGTTATCAACATAGACGACAAAAGCGTGCAGTGCATTGGCATCAACCGAGACGGGATCATTACCGCGGCCACTTCCTATGGCCGACATGTCTTCGATAACTCCACCACACTGTTCCGGCGTGAGCCCATCGGCTTCTGTCCAGGGATCGACGCACTAGAGTTCAACATCGAATGGAGGGAAGAATGAAGATACAGGTTGCAGCAAAGATTGAAGGGCATGAAGATGCTTGATCCGAAGAAGGTTGTGGATCAAATGGAAACTGAATTCCAAGCCGGTGCCGCCAGCCGGGATGCTGAGATTGCTGAGCTAACCAATAAGGTGAAATTTCTAAGCCCATCAGTGCCTGAAATTGTAAAACTGACTGTAGAGCGCGACCAACTGCAAGCCGAAATAGCAAGCCTAAAGGAGTCGCTGATACTCGCCTGTGAAATACGGGAAGGGACTTCTATGGGCGAGCAGCGACTTCTGTATTGGGAACAACTGCAATCAAAATTGGCGGCTACGGAAACAGAACTCGCTGCTGCCATCGTAGCATGCAAAGCGAAGGACGAGGCGATCAGGGAGGGGCTGGAAACCTACAAGGTTCCAATGACTGCGAGAATTGTTGAAGCCCTCGCAATCCAGCCCGACGACGCTGCGCTCAAAGCGTGGCTTGGAGCGCCTGTTGCTTGGGAATTCACTGACGCCTTTGGGACACACTACACGGATGCCCAAAGGGACTGGATGGACACTCCCGGTATCGAGTCTGTTACCCACCTCTACTCCCCGAAGGAACTGAAATGAACCAACAACTACAAGATTTCGCAAGGCGGGAATTAAAGGCTGGTCTGGCAAAACTTCCAGGGCGGCCACAGGAAATATTTAAGCTCATGTATGCCAGAGATGACGGGCGCAGAAGCGTCGATGAAGCGCTGAAGATGGATATTAACGATGTTGTTGACTCCATGCCAAATAACTGCCTAGACCACGCAATGATGCAAGTGCAAAGAACCTTGCAAGACCTGCAAAAGGGGGAGGAATGAAATGACAATGCCGAAATTCGAGCCGGTTGCCTATATGCAGCTCTCGGTTGAAGAGGGTGTTGACACCTACTTCCCCCGCCTCCATAAACCGGAGAAATATAACAAGGATTGGTGGCGCTTTGACCCCCCCCATTCCGCCGACCAACTCACCGAAGCCTACGAGGCCGGAAAGCGGGAGCAAGCCTCCGAACTCGAAGCGGCAAGGGCTGAGATTGAGCGACTGAAAACTGTACCAATGAAGTATCGTCGCATGGCATTCAACGCTCATTTACAGGACGAGAACGCTAAACTGAGTAAGCAACTCGCCGCCGAGCAGGCCAAGAACGTTGGGATGCGAGAGTTGGTCGAGCACTTCGCTCTCATTGATTTGGGCAAAAGCTTATTGCCAGACGACTTTGGACTGTGGGTGCTGAGAGCAAGAAAAGCCATCGCCCCCCCCTCCGACACCTCCGCACTCGAGGCACTGGTCGCCAAGGCCGGGGAGAAGATGCGAGAGATGTGCATCGCTGAGTTTTTGACCCGGACACACTGGTACGCCGAAGAAAATATGCGCGCCCTCCCCGCCGTGACACTGGAGGACTTGAAATGACCACACCAATCATTCGCCTTTCGCCTACTCCGAATACGAATATGACGCCGGTTCAGGCGCTGCATTCAGCTTTGGCTGATGCCGAGAATAACAGGATACAGGATGTGCTCATCATAGGATATGATGCTGATGGTCGGCTATTTATTCGATCGAGTAAGATGACCTGTGCTGAAGCTTTCTTCATGGCAAATAAAGCTATGCGGTGGGCTGAGTCTGGGGGCGAAGATTAACCCAATTGGGTTATAATGAAATATTGGAGGTAATTAAATGGTTGGAATCGACACGGCAATCGGCCCGGGCCTTATGGAGGCTATGAGACAACAAATGCTTAAGGATGACCTTAATCTTGAGAGGGACAGATTTATCCGGGTCATAAGCCATAGTCCTCAGCAACCTTCAGCTAACATTCCCGTAGTAAAACCCATCAACAAGAAAGTCCTTTTACTTGTAAGGAGCAAATGATGTTCAAAATTCCTAGTTTCAAAGACGTCCTTAACATGACCAAGGAAGCCCTGGAGGAGTCCATGATCCCCCTGCGTATTCGGTCGGCCAAGGCCAAAGCCGAGTCCCAGAAGGTGAAGCTGGAAGAGAAGATGCTCACCTTGGAGCAGCAGATCCATACTGCCTGCTCGGCTAAGGAGCTGGACTTCGATCGCATCGGAGATCTCATGGATGATTATGAGATGGCTGAGCGTCGACTGGAGCAGATCAACGCAATCGTGAATCAGCTCTTCCCCGAATGAAGAGAATAGACTTCCACTGGGAGAGAAGGAAAGACAATCTTCCTGGTATCACTATCCCGTCTAGGAAGTGTAGCAAGTGCCATAAGACTAAGGAACAGTCTAAGGGAAAGTATTTCCGTGGCACTTCCCGTCACAACCCCGGATACTTCATCTGCGGGGAATGTTTGGAGCTGAATAATGTTAGTTGATCTAATCTATAAGGTAGCCGCTATTCCGGCTGAGCAATCGCTAAGAACTGGGGTGCGTAAGGTGGTTCAAGGAGTCACTCACTCAATTACTGAGTTTCCTCCAGTGGACTTAGCTCAGTTGGGTTATCGTGGAGCGGGTGACGGGAAAATCAAGCAACTTCTTCGCAATTACTGGAACCAAGCTGAAGTAGACGCAGCTAAAGTAAAGCTTAAAGCTCGTAGAGCTAGTCCACATACTTCAGTGGCATTAAACACCATCGGAGAAAAGAAAGACCAAAGGTCTCAGGGATTTTGCATGAGGTCTTTGATCATCACACAGACGCCCAAATGGACAGAGGTGGATGTGGTTTATCGCTCTACCGAGGTGATTCAAAAATTCACCGCCGATTTGGTTATGTTACCCCTCATGCTCAGTTCTATGGAGCTGGCACATAAGCCTAGAATCATTCGGTTCTATTTTGCTAATGCCTTCCTTACGGCTTTATTCGCTCCCGTGCTATTCCAGCACACAGACCCGATCGAATTCATGGAGCATCTCAAAAAGCATGATCCCAGATACTATCGAACCTTTATCAACGCCACCGCCAAATTCATGGAAGAATTGGGGCGTTTTCGGTATAAGCACAGGGTCAAAATGCAAGAAATGTCTTTAGCTAAGCTGGATGTCGAAAAGCTCACCCAGTATTACCTGGATAATGGGGCGAGCTTTATCCCACAAAAACAGCATCTATGATATAATGTTTATATTCCAGTAGCGATATAAACACCATGATACCTCAGCGATATATCGATTCTTTTCATTCTAAATATAAGATAGTTGATTCTGGATGTTGGGAGTGGACTCGGGGTAGGTTTGAGAATGGATATGGAAAGTTCAATAAATACGCTAAGCAGTATGGACTTTCCCCTTATGCTCATAGAACCTCTTGGATTATTCACTTCGGGCCCATCCCCGGGGAGTTGAATGTATGCCATAAGTGTGATAATCCGGCGTGTGTGAATCCACGACACTTGTTCTTAGGCACTCATCAAGCCAATATGGGTGATGCGGTACTTAAGGGGAGGATGTACGGATGGAAAAGACCCTCCGGGGAGCATCATGGTAGAGCTAAACTTACTTTGGAGCAAGTTGAACTTATCAGGAAAGATCCGAGATCCCGAAGAGAGATCTCAAAAGAGTACAAGGTTTCTCTCTCAAGGATCAGTAAAATAAAGCTAAATCAGTCATGGATCTTTCGAGATACTCCTGGAGTTAAGCTGACTCCCAAGCAGGAATGGGAAGTAAGAAGCTCTAAGCTAACCCACCAGCAATTGGCTGATAAGTTTAATGTCTGTAGAGCTACTATCGCAAAATTAAGAAAGGATGACGAATGAGCATTGAAACTTCCGATGACGTAGGACTACTTCAGACTCACATTCGCTACCTAGAGCGTGAACTAAAGAAGCAACGGGATGAGAACCTGAAGGTGTTTATGGCCGCAGCCATAGCTAGCACTCCTCACAACTACCATCCTGAGACTGCGGTCATTCGGGCTCAGGACATCGCTATTCGTTGTGTAGAGGCGCTAAAGTGAGATATTCCACTTTCCAAGACCTGCTCTCCCAGGTCAGGGTTGAATTCGAAACCGCCCCGATCGTCAAGCCCTCTCATTGGCAGGGAATCTCTGTCCAGGGGAAGCCGGACATGGAGACTTTTGAGCTTCTAAACCATAGCTCTACCCTCTGGCTACCGGATGAGGATCTGGACGGCTACCGTAAAGACATTCAACCAGACTTGCCCTGGGCTGACGACCACTTTGAGGAAAGGGTGTGTGGATTTCCCCTCAACCCGGGTACTCAGTGGGCCAAATGGCGCTTAGGGAAGGGTGCCGACCAGTTCCGGGAGCCCAGTGGACGGTTCAACCATAATTATATGGAGCGATTCTGGCCCCGCTACGCCCGCAAAGTTCCCGCGTCCGATACCCCACAACCCCAGTGGCTGCAAGGTTTACTACCGCATCGGGGGATCCTGTATGAATATGGAGACTTGAATTCAATTATCGAGCTCCTTCTTCGTGAGCCTCTAACCCGTCAGGCTTTCCTGCCTATCTTCTTCCCAGAAGACACCGGAGCGGCCCACAGGGATCGCACACCCTGTACTTTGGGTTATCATTTCATCAACCGGAATGATCAGTTGCATTGCGTGTACTACCTTCGGTCCTGCGACGTAACCAACCACTGGAGGAATGACATATACATGGCCATTCGTCTGGTAATATGGCTATTGGAAAGACTAAGGCAAGATCCCTACTGGGAAAATGTTGGACCAGGCACTCTCACTACTCACATCACCAGCTTCCACTGTTTCCGTGGAGAAAGGAACAAATTATGAGCTCAATCGAACAAATCTCTGACAATGGCGATGGCACTTGCGATGTTACCTGCAAGAGCGTACTCGATGGAAAGCTGTACCACCAGACCATGAAGGTAAGCTTCGAGAAAATTCGTCAATACGCCATGCGTCCCGAAGGGCTTATCCAGGAGGTCTTCCCTGAGCTCAGCCCGGAGGACCGAGAGTTCATTATCACTGGAACCAACTCCGAGATCTGGGAATCTACCCTCAACCCCAACCGACCCCTGGTCATTTACCATGCCAACTGTACCGACGGATTCGGGGCAGCCTACGCGGCATGGTGTGCTTTCGGAAACAAGGCCGAATACGCCCCGGCTAATTATGGCGACTGTGTGGTCAGTGGGGATTCCATTTCCATCAAGGACAAGACTTACGTGGTCTCCGATCGGGAAGTTCGCATCCTGGACTTCAGCTTGCCACCCAGCGAAATGCGGTTGTTAATGCGAATTGCCAGACATGTCACCTGGATTGACCATCACAAATCAGCCATCCTGGACTGGATGGGACAAGACTATAACCTGAACCAACCCATCGAAATGATCTCGGAAAGCTGTCATATCGTTCTGGACAACACTCACTCCGGGGCCTGGCTCTCTTGGGTTACTTACCATCCCGATATGGCCGTTCCACGCTTGATCGAGCATATCGAGGACCGCGACCTCTGGAAGTTCGAGCTGAAAGATACCAAGGAAATCATCGAAGGTCTTCGCCAGATTCCTCAAACCTTCGAAGCCTGGGAAGTCCCCATGCAGAATGGAGTGGGTCTTCTGAAGGAAAC